AAAAATTAGACGATTTTTTAAGAAAATAAAATTATGGAAGAAAAATATTTTGTAGCAAAAATTCAGTACGATTTTCCTGATGAAAACACAGGTAAGATTAAAAAAGTCAGAGAAGAGAAATTGGTAAAAGGTTACTCTGTAACAGACGTGGAAGCAAAAGTAACCAAGAAGTATGAGGGTTTTACTCATGATTGGAGAATTACTGCGGTGTCTGAAAGTAAAATCGACGAGGTGATTGAGTAATCAACATTATTAAACTGAAACAAATGAAGTGGTCAATAGACCACTTTTTTTATTTTGTGGGTATTGTAAAATGACTTTTTTTAATTTTGGTACTATTTATATGATAAATTAAACAATTTTTTTCTATGCAAGAAAATAAAAACTTAGTACAGGAGGCGTTAATTCAAATGAGAAATGTTGAAGAAGCAATCGCCCAAAACGCAAAAGGAATACTTGCTTCTACTATGAAGGAAGAAATCAATCAGTTAGTAAAAGAATCTCTATCAGAACAAGACATGGAAGATGAGGTTGAATTAGATACAGACATCGATATGGATGTACCTGTTGATAATGAAGATGATATGGAAATGGACATGGATTTTGACATGGACATGGATATGGATTCAGAAGAAAGTCCAATAGATTTAACTGACGCATCTGACGAAGAAATTCTGAAAGTGTTCAAAGCTATGGGTGAAGAAGATGGAATTATCGTTAAGAAAGACGGTGAGGACATTCACTTGAGCGATACTGACACAGATTCCGAATACTTAGTTAAGCTTGGTGAGTCTGAAGAAGACGAAGAAGAATTAGACGAAGCAATGCACATGGATGAAATGGATGACATGGATCTTGATACAGAAGATGTTATCAATGCAATTTTCTCTAAAGATGGCGATGTTGAAGACATCGACATGGAGGATGAAGAAGTTATGTACGAAATCGAATTTAACGAAGAAGATGACGACATGATGGAAGAAGAAGATGATGACATGATGGAGCAAGAAGATGACGACATGATGGAAGAAGAAGATGACGACATGATGGAAGAAGAAGATGACGACATGATGGAAGAAGAAGATTTGGACGAATCTTACAACCACAGAAGAGCTGTTAGAGAAGGTAAATCGACAGTAAAACCTAAAGGTGTTGGAATTGGTTCTGGACCTAAATTCACTTATAACGGTAAAACCGCAGGTGGATTCAAAGAGGACAAAAAAGAAGGTCCTAAGACAATGGGTACAGGAAAACCAAAGTTCGAATACAAGAAAGGTGAAAATATGGAACAAAAATCCAAAGTTGTTAAGGCTGAAACAAAAGAGGGTGCTTACGGAATGAACAAAGGTGATAAATCGAAAACCATGAAAGGTAAAGAAGATTTTACAACCAAAAAAGGTGACACTCTAAAGAGAAAGGCTTTCGAAAAGGAAGAAACTAAAGAAGCAGCAAGAACTTATGGAATGGGTTCAAAAGAAGGACGAGGACTTAGAAAAGGTATTACTAACAACAGAAATTATGTTTATGGTAAAAACGGAGTAAAAGTTGAATCCACAGAATCAGAAGTTAATATGTTGAGAGAAAAGAATGAAGAATACAGAAAGGCATTAAATGTTTTCAGAGAAAAACTTAATGAAGTCGCAATCTTCAACTCAAACTTGGCATATGCGACAAGATTGTTCACTGAACATTCGACCACTAAAAAAGAAAAAATTAACATTCTTAGAAGATTCGATAATGTAGATACTTTGAAAGAATCTAAAAATCTTTATAGGTCAATTAAGGATGAATTGTCTAAAACTGATTCAACACCAATTAACGAATCGGTAGAAACTAAATTAAACAAGAGTGTTTCTACAGGTTCATCAACTACCCTAATTGAATCAAAAACTTATGAGAATCCTCAATTCTTAAGAATGAAAGATTTGATGAGTAAAATTGGGTAATCAAAATTAAATAAACAAATAAAACAAACAAAACAAAATACTAAAAATGGGAGCATTATTAGAATCAGGTCTTGTAGGTAACATCGGTCTTAAGCACCTTAAAGTTATCAAAGAAGACACAATCAACAAATGGGACAAATTAGGATTCTTAGAGGGTCTTAAGGGTCACATGAGAGAGAACGTAGCTCAACTTTATGAAAACCAAGCTTCTCACTTAATCAACGAAGCATCATCTACATCTGATACAGGTGCATTTGAAACAGTGGTTTTCCCTATCGTTAGAAGAGTTTTCTCTAAATTATTAGCAAACGATATCGTTTCAGTACAAGCAATGAACTTACCAATCGGTAAATTATTCTACTTCGTACCTAACATTCAGTCTTATGAGAATGCTGACAACCAACATTGGGCACCTTATGGTTCACCAAATGCTGCGGCATCTCAAACTCCAAACTCTGGATATGACTATAACAACACAAAGGACCTTTACGATAGATTCTACGAAGGTAACGAACCAGCGTTGGATCCTCCAGGATTGTTCGACTATTCTAAAGGACAATTCTCAGCAATCACCGCTAACGTAACAACTGTAGCATGGGCTGGAAGTAACTTGATTCCTTCAGCGTATACTCTTTCTGATTACAGAAAAGTGTTGATAGTTATGTCAGGTTTTGCTTCTGACGGAGCTGGTAAGTTAATCGGTCCTGATGGTCAACCAATGGATAACGAAGCATTCTTATCTGATTTGACTGTTTATGGTTCAGCTGGTAACGCTTACACTTCAGCTAACACGTCAAACCCTTACTTATTCAGAGTTGTAACTCAAAGATACGGTAAAGGTATTGTAGAATATGGTAACACTAACCAAACGTTGGTATTCCCTAACAGTAAGACAGATGGTGGTCAGTTTGACAACGTTTGTGACGCTGAAGGTAAAATCTACTTAGAAGTTGATTTACAAGTACCAGTATGTATCACTTGCGGTGGTTCATTAGATGGTTACACTGGTTCAACATTCGCGTCTGAAATTACTACTAACTCTCAAGCATTCTCAGCTACTTATAGAATCTATAAGAACTTGGAATTCGAAGACAGAATTGGTGAAGTTTCTTTCGACCTTATGTCAGTAACAGTTTCTGTAACTGAAAGAAAATTAAGAGCACAGTGGTCTCCAGAAATGGCTCAGGACGTTGCGGCATTCCACAACATCGACGCTGAAGCTGAATTAACCGCATTGTTATCTGAGCAAGTTGCAGCTGAAATCGATAGAGAAATCTTGAGAGACCTTAGAAAAGGAGCGGCTTGGAACTTAAGATGGGATTACAATGGATGGAAGAGATTAGGATCTAACGCAGTTCCTTATACTCAGAAAGACTGGAACCAAACTCTTATCACAGCAATCAACCAAATTTCAGCACAAATCCACAAGTCAACCTTGAGAGGTGGAGCTAACTGGATCGTTGTTTCTTCTGAAATCAGTGCTATCTTTGATGACTTGGAATACTTCCACGTATCAAACGCAGCTCCTGAGCAGGATCAGTACAACATGGGTATTGAAAGAGTTGGTACATTAGCAGGTCGTTACCAAGTGTATAGAGACCCTTACTTCCCACCAAACCAAGTGTTAATGGGTCACAAAGGAACTTCTCTATTGGACACAGGTTACATCTACGCACCGTATGTACCTCTACAATTAACTCCTACGATGTACAATCCGTTCAACTTTACACCAATCAAAGGTATCATGACTAGATACGCGAAAAAAATGGTAAATAATCGCTTTTACGGCCGGATTACCGTAGATGGTGTTAGAACATTCGATTTAAGAGAATTGAGATAATCAAAATCTTAAAGAATAACACTAAAGGGACAAGAAATTGTCCCTTTTTTTTATATAAACTATATGTTTTTTGGTAAAATGTTTTATATTTATAGTTATGAAGAAGATTGTTTTGAAACAAGAGGAGTTAGACAGAATCCTTGAGATGTATAATATTGAATTATTGGGAACCCACTCAATTTCATTAAAAACCGGTATGAGTAAACCAACTATTAACAGAATTCTGAAAGAGAATGGTGTTGTTTTTCTATCAACAGGTAGAAGAAATATTGGTGGTAAAAAAGTTGCGGATAAAAAATGGAGAGATTCTAACAAAGAGTATATGTCTAATAAATCCAAAACTTGGTATGAACAAAATAAGGAACATCGTAAAGAATATCTTAAAGAATACCGAGAAAAAAATATAGATAAAATTCGTGAAGTTAAACGTAACTATGAAAAAACCCGTAAACACAATGACCCCCTCTATAAACTAATATCTAATTTCAGAACTGCAATTTATCAGGTGTTGAAAGAAAGTAATGTTGAGAAAAACAAACATTACTTTGATATATTACAATATACCCCTGAATTATTAATTAACCATTTGGAGTCTCAATTCGAGGAGAACATGAATTGGGAAAATTATGGTGAGTGGCACGTTGACCATAAATTACCAATTACGTCCTTTAACATACAAGAAATGGGTGATGAGGAGTTTATGAGATGTTGGTCTTTAGATAATCTCCAACCAATGTGGGGAACGGATAATATTCGTAAATCGAATAAGGTAATAGGGACTGAATAGTCCCTTTTTTTTTATCCTGATATTTATAATAAATTATATATTATGATTAAGCAAACTTGGGAAATATCACAAGAAGAACGAAATAGAATTATTTCACTTCACGAATCCGCAACAAAGAATCTTTATTTAGTGTCTGAACAAAATACTGCCGAGACTGAAAAAGATTCAATTAGTTTGACCAAACGGGTTGAATTTCCAAGTGGATTTCATAGTGCATCGAAGGTAAATCTTGAAAAACTCATAGATTTGTCTGCAATTGAAGAATTCTTAAAAAAATACAAAGATAAAGAAATAGTTATTAAACTTAAGTCAAGTGAATCACAGGTTCCAAATAATGATAATGAGGTTACTCCAAAGAAAAGACTTAACCCCGGAGACCTCAGTAAAATGAGATATCAAACTATTCAAACTTTTATGGCTGAATGGTTAAATGGTCTTGTTTCTAAAGGAATTATTTCTCAAGTTCCTAAATTTATAAACACTCAACCTTATATTGATACAACTACACCTTGGGACCCAAAATCATCCCCCCAAGATCCAAAATATACTAAACATCAGTTTGTTGAAATTGAAGTAGATGCTATCGCAAATATTGAGAAAATTCCAAGTACTAAAATTGTGTCTAAGTTTGAGAAGGTAGCCACTTCGAGAACAAAAGGTGCCGCAAAATACCAATATAATACTGCTTTATTTTACAACTATAGTTATGCGCCCGCGGCAGTCCTTGGGATGAGTCAGTCTGAAGCAGAGTCTTTACCTGGAGCGTTATTAACTATGAATAGGGAATTTTTTTGTTTAACACCTATAAAAGAAATAAATCTTTCATCTTTTACGATGAAAATAGTTCCTAATGGTGGACAGGAAGTACCCGTCGTATTTTTGAATTATACGGGTGGTATGGCGAAAATACCCACTTCACCAAAAAATTGGTTCAAATGGACTGCATATGTTTCTGACTCATACAGCCTTGAGGTTCCATTCCCAAGTGATAGCAAAGAATTTCAATCAGCGTGGCAATTTATTTATTGGTATATTAAAAAAGGGTTCCCGTTAGATTGGAATTTTATTGCTAACAAACCTGAAAATGTAGATTGGAATTCAATTGAGTCAGAACTACAAAGTAGTGGGCAACAAATGCAAGATTCAAGTATTGAAACCCAAAAAAAAATATGGAGTTTATACCCAATGGATTGGTATGCTAAAATGGTAAAAAAAGTTTATTAATAATATTAATTCAACGCAATAAATGAGAAATAATAGTGATTTTCAGTTTTTTGATAAGAAAGGTAAAATCTTTTTATTTTTTCATTGAGAAGAAGTTCATTGTGATATTTTGAATATTTCCATATTAAAAAACAATGTTTTGCTACATCGTAGTTCGTTAATGTTCCCATCATCATTTTAGTTAAAATTTCTTCAATTTCATTTATACTTGAGGACAAACGAGCCTCTCCATAATTAGTATGAATTGTTACTTTCGTAGCATTTTCTCCTGCGAATGTAAAATTAGAGATGTACGAATGTATATTTTCATCAAAACCCTTGTGACTGAAATCAGTTAATAAATCTTTGCTACGTAAGTTAGTAAATTCTTCCATAGAGTAATCGATTTTAACTGGATTCAATCCATTTGAACATCGATACTCATTTAATATTTGTTCAAAATGAATAATAATGGGAGTACATTCATTATTTGGATTCTTGAACCCGAATAATAAAAATGAAAATAATAGAATTACAACTTTTTTCACAAAGATTATTTTTCTTCAGTAAAGTGGTTATTCATTATTCTTAATGACTTGGACACAATTTCAGATTCTTGTAATGAGAATATTCTTGAATTGTGAGAGTATTCTAATGCTTTGATAATCATGTAATATGCCTGTTCCAAGTTCATGTCATCACACAGGGTGTTTACATCATTTGGAGTGTAATATGCGATACTATCGAATAGTAATCCTATTGGTTGTTTTTGTTCCATTATTTTGAATTGACGGTATATTTATTATAGTGAGAAATTCGAATACAAATATAGTAAAAGAATCTACAGGAGCAAGTAATGCTGGTGTTTTTAATGGGCCGATAGTTTTGACTCCACAAATTTGGGGGAAACACCAATTGGGACCATTTACTGAACCAGTTTACAAATATACAAATGCACAACTTGCCTATCAAGAGGCTGATGGAGATTTTATTGAATCCCCTGAACAAAGAGAAAAACTTGAAAGAAGAACTAAAATGATGAGTAAAATCAACATGGGAAAAAAGAAAAATTATACAGGCCAAAATGACGAAGAAGGATCGGTACTTAATCCAACTATGAGTGGAGATTCACTAAAAGAATCTTTATTAAAGGAAGATTTGGCGGTTTGGTTCGGTACTAAGAAAAAACCTAAAGGATCGAAACAACCTTCGGGACCATGGGTTAATATTTGTAGAAAAAAGGAAGGGGGAGGGCATCCTCCTTGTGGTAGACCTGAAGCGGATAGTAAGGGATATCCTAAATGTCGTGCTAAAGGAGTCGCCGCAAACATGACCGACGCTCAAAAGAAATCAGCATGTTCACAGAAAAGAAGCGCTGAGAAAAAAGACCCAAAAGTTGGTACTGGAAACAAACCAACTATGACATCTTATAAACCAAAAAAATCCCAAAATGAATCATTAAGGGATTTAATTATTAAAATTTTGAAAGAAAGTATTAGATAAGTTTCTCCAAAATTTTTTTGAGAGAATGTTGTATCTGACTATGCATTTCTTTTTCGAACTTCATTCTTGCATCTTCGACTTTATTATCAAACATTCTGTTTAATTTATTAGACATCAAATCAGAAACTACAATGTCGTAGTTGTACACGTGATTTGTTATATTTATCCTGTTTTCATGAAGAACAACGAACATTTGTAGAAACTCATTTCTGATGTATCTTTTTTGTGAGAGAGGAGCGATTAAAAATTTAGAGCTTTCATGATTAATTAACTTACGACAAATTGAAGACGCAGTTTTTTCATTCTCATCAAGTTCTACTTGTGGTATAAGATTTCTTTTGAATCTAATAAAAAGCCTGGTCCAAATTTTTTTGAAGAATTTTTTCATGTGATGGGTGTGATTTGATAACCTTACAAAGATAATAAAATTCTTCTACAAAAAAAAAGAGAACCCTAAAGTTCTCTTTTATATTTTTAACAATATGCCCCCGAGCAATGTTTCTTTCCGTCTAAACCCGGCATCTTACCTTTACATACTTGGACTCCATAACCGTTCGAATAAGCGGAAGGAAAAACTTTGAATTTCCCTTTCGCAGCCGCGAGTCCTCTAGCACAAAGTTTGGTTCCAGTTTTCTTTCTCCCTTCATACATTTCTTCATAATCGACATATTGGTCCATTTTTCTCTTCTCATTCATTATGAAATCAAAAACTTGGTCCATATTTGTCTTTGCTTCTGAAACGTGGTCATCAGCCCAGTCATGTCCATTTTGTAGAATTTGGTCAATCATTTCTTCATCCATCTCCAATAACATTTGACATTGTCTTGCAATTTGTTTTAAGTTACTGAAGAACATATAATTTTCGGATTCTTGTTCTTCACTCAAAACTCGTTTAACTAAGTGTGATAAATCCTTTTCTGTTAATTTCACTATTTTATTCATGATTGTTTTGTATTTACGATTGAAAATGTTAATTGTCTTTTATAAGTATCTTTTTCTCCTGAAGTGTTCACTTGAATATCAACAAAATATTGATTCGGGATTTTGTCTCTCATATCGAATATGAAGTAATACTCATTTGGTGTTCGGTTCAATGGAGTCCAATCTTGTACCAATACTTCAGTTGTACCTTCCATTACATAAACTCTGTATAACCCTGAAACATCCAATAGAAGTACTTGTCCTGTATATGCCTTTTTGATTGTCACCCCAACTTTTCTGATATCAGTATTAAGAATCTTTTCGTTTTGTAAGATACCGTAGAAATCAAATCCAAATATTTCAGGGTCTTTAGATACTGACCCGATTTGGATGCCTGAGGTATATGGTTGTAATGTAAATTGATTTGTTACATTAGGGATAGATTGTCCATTAATTGTTAGACCTGACCATACATCATAAAAAATACATGGTGTTGGATAGTTGGAAAATCCATTTGGAACGGTTACTTCATAAACACCTTTGGTTTTTAGACAAGTTGTTAAGGAACCCATACCCGTTACTGCGGTACCATTTCTATCTTCAATTCTTACAAAAGGGTCTGAATCTAAATTCACAAAATCACCATTTTGGTAAACATATAAGAATAACTTATTTTCCTGATTTTTTAAGAATAGATTTCTATCATCCGTAATTAAGTCATTGTAATTTGTTAATAGATATGGTTGATAAAATGTTTGAGTGTGTCTTGAAAAGAACGCCACACTATAACTTTCTGTTAGACCCGTAATATTTTCTATTTGAGGAAGATATGATATACCCCAACCTGTAACACCAGTAATTGAACCATTCAATATACCGTTGATTTCATCGGTCATATCCATGTTCAAATCTTCGTTTCCGAGTTCGAAATGTTGTCTTGCTACGATGGTCAAACCTGAATAGTTTACAACACCTTCATTCTTATTGTCGTAGACCCCATTTTGAGACCATCCAGAGAGAGTTGTCGTTTGATACCAGTTAGACGGTCGTGTAGAAAATGCTCGACTGTCAACGTACGTTAAAGGGGAAATTCCACCATTCACACTATTTTGTGCAATGTTAAAATCATTGTAGTCATATCCTACCCCTTCATCCCATAATTGTGGATTTCCTGTATCTCCTGAAATTTTTGGAATTCTCCATAATATTAAGTCGAATGAAGTTGCTCTCCTCCTTTCATTTGACATGAATGAATTTAATAATTCATTATCAAATGATGATGTGTTTGTCATTTTAAGGGTATGTGTCATTGCTGAAGTACACCCTGTAGATATAACACCTGAACTTATGTTTTCTTCTAATAAAGATAAATCTAAATCAAAGATAAATCTTGTGTAACCAAAGTTTGGGACAATTAAATCCGAAGCGCCAAAATTC